ACAGATGATTTAACAATTTCAACAGAAAGAGCAGCAAACACACTTGTCTTTACAGATTCTACACAAGGTTGGTTGCTGAAGAATAATTAATCATGGCAGATTATAAAGATATTGTTGGGACGGCAGTCCGAAATAATGCGGGTAATTTATCTGCAGATCAAAAGGATCAGATATTTTATGATTCTACTAATGTAGATTTTAAGTATCAGTTCGAAGCAACAACATCAGCTTGGAGAACTGCTGCTAGTTTAAATACTGGTAGAGGATATATGTCTGGCTGTGGTACTCAAACAGCAGCTTTAGCTTTTGCTGGAGAAGCTCCTCCACGTTCTGCTTTAACAGAGTCTTATAATGGAACCGCATTTACTGAAGTTGGTGATCTTAACCATGCTAAAGAAGGTGCAGCACCAGCAGGGACAGCTACAGCAGCGCTAGTGGCTGCGGGAGATCCAGCAGCAAAAGCAGAAACTTGGAATGGAAGTTCTTGGACAGAAATAACAGATATAAATGTTACAAGATTTTATGGTGCAGGAGCAGGTACTCAAACAGCAGCTATAGCATTTGGTGGATACTATCCATCAGCTCCTACTCACAGGGGAAATACAGAATATTGGAATGGTAGCTCTTGGACAGAAGTGGCTGATATGAATACAGCAAGAACAGAATGTGGTGGAGCAGGTATATTTACATCCGCCTTGGCTTTTGGTGGAAGTACAGCACCTGGAACTGAACAAGCAACTACAGAAGATTGGAATGGTAGCGCTTGGACCGAAGTCGCAGATTTAAATCAAGCAAGACAATCTACTGGTGATTCTGGACCAGGAGGCACTAATACAGCTTGTTTAGCTGTTGGTGGAACTCAAGGATCAAATCCAACTATAACTGGAAAAACAGAATTATGGAACGGTTCTTCTTGGGCAGAACAAAATGATTTATCAACCGCTAGATTTGGGCCCTCTGGATCTGGTGCGGGTTCAACAACTGCTTTAGCAGCAGGTGGTAGAGTAGCACCTGGTATAAGCGCGGTAGCTGAAGAATGGAACGCATCTACTCCTGTCGGAGCATGGACAACAAGCACTGCTATGAATACGGCAAGATACAATATTGGTAATGTAGGAGTATATAACGCAGCTTTAGGTTTTGGTGGTAGAGCACCATCAATAGCAAATAATGAAACTTGGAACGGATCAACATGGACAGAAGTTGGAGATTTAAATACGGCAAGACACTCATTTTTAGGAGGGTCTGGAACCACTACATCTGCTTTAGCAATGGGTGGAGAGAATGGTGGTTATACAAATAAAGTTGAGGAATGGAATGGATCAGCATGGACAGAAACGACAGATTTAAATACAACACGAGGAGAGGGTGGAGGTGCAGGAGCTAGTGCAGAAGCAGCTTTAGCTTATAGCGGCACTTCAAGTTCTTATACACAAATGAAAACAGAAACAGAATCATGGAATGGATCAAGCTGGACAGAAGTAGCTGATGTAAACACTGCAAGATTTCAAGGTAATGCTGGATTAGGTAGAACTTATACAGCTGCTTTATGGGTAGCAGGAAGAAATACTCCAGGGAGTTTTTTAGGAAACACTGAATTATGGAATGGATCAGCTTGGACAGAAACAAACGATATAAACACTGCAAGAATTAATATGGGTGGTCAAACAGGATCAAGTACATCTGCTTTTGTAGCCGGGGGAAATCCTCCATATACTGGAAAAACAGAAGATTGGAATGGTGTTAGCTGGCAAGAAACAACAGATTTAAACACTGCTAGAGGATCAGGAGCTGGTGGAGCTGCAGCTGATATTACTCAAGGTTTAATTTATGGTGGATATACAGGAACAGCAGCTACTACAGCAACAGAAGAATGGAGTAGCACTTCGAACACAATTAAGGTATTAACAGATTAAGGAGGAAACTATGGCAAAAACATATCAATACTGCGTAGCAGAAAACTGGGGAAAAGGATTTATCGATCATGATGAATCTTTTAGAATCACGTTTAAAGGCTTACCAGCTAATGTTTGGCAAGTTCCTGCATACAACAAACATGCTAA